ATCGGTTTCTGATACCTGGATTCTTGGATCAGAAACTTTTATGATTCCAAATGAAAATACATCTTTTAGACTTGTTATAAAAATTAAGTATTATGGTGGAGCGCAAGATAGCACATCAAATATATTTTTGCTTAATGGACTAAGTGTTGGCCAATGGTCAGAAGAATTTAATTCAAACTCTCTTGGAATTTCTCCAATAACTCTGCCACAAAACTTACCAGTTGACCAATCATACGGTATTGAAGCAAAAGCATATGGATTAAGTGAGCAATCTGGATACTATTTAGTTTCAGATGATCTTACATTTCTTGGTGCAAAGAATAGCGGAGTTCCAATGGTTTTTGGTGCTTCAAATACAACAATTGTTAGACCTATGAATGGCCCATCTTTAATTATTCCAGGTGGAGGATTTTTAAATGAAAGCGGAAAATACAAAGAATATACTTTAGAGATGTGGTTGAAGATTGACTCCTACACATCTGAAGATACAAGGATTTTTGGTCCAGTAGAATCAACAGATGGCTTATATGTAAGTGGGCCATTTCTAAAGTTGAAGATTGGCGACTATGTTGGGGCACATTGTGTTGGAGAATGGTCTAGACCAATGCTTATTCATATTAGAGTTGTAGATGATACAGCAAGTCTTCTTTTAAATGGAGACGAGGTTATTTCTTTTACTATTGATCAATCAAGAATAACATTTCCAAATAAAACAGAAAGTGTCAATGGCTTAGATGTTGATCAGGACTGGCTAGGGTTTTATGCAACAGAATATATTCCTAGATTTGAACTTGACTGTGTCGCTGTGTATTCTTATAAGGTTCCTACTACTGTTGCTAAAAGAAGGTTTGTTTATGGGCAAGGTGTAGAGTTTGCAGAATCTATTAATAGTGGTTTTGGTGGAACGTCAGTATACTTTGACTTTCCGTTTTCTAAATATACCAATAACTATAACTACCCTGACATAGGCAGATGGTCTCAAGGGGTAGTTGACAATCTTAGAATAGACAACAATATTTTATCAATGCCAAACTACCAACTTCCATCGATTAACTTGAATAAGTATACACCACTAGACTTTATTAATGCACATAACTCTTCATCAATTCAAGCAGAACAAGATAATTTTATAACCTTTGGTGTAACTAGATATTTTGACAACTCAACAACATTTGATGACCTTCAGGGAAATCTTGTATTCCCTACTATTGATATCATTGGTGGTCAGACAAAAGCAATATATGGAATATTTAAAAATAAAACTTTAACACCAAATAAGCAGATCCTATTCAGAATAGAAGATTTAACAAATGGAAACTACCTGTCTGTTGACCTAGAGATGGAAGATGTTAAGTATAGATTTAAGTTTAACGGAGAAGAGTCAGTAATTGAATCTGCTCCAGGATATATTATTAATGAAGTATTTGCTGTTGGATTTAACATTAAAACATTCTCTGACTACTACGGTCAAAACCTTTCAACATTTTTTGGCAATCCATCCAATCTTTCAGTTTATTTAGGTGGGTCTAGAGAGTTGTCAAATACATTTTTAGGAAACATATATTCTTTTGGATTTTGCAATGCAAGAAATCTTTCTAAAATAAAGGATTCTTTTGGAGAGACGGGCGTAGTCCTATTTAATGAAAATGCTTTTGATAATCTATCAGAAACAGTTATAGACTCAGACCTATACAGCAGATCTATGTGGGATTACTTTTTAGATGGGGGCAGTCCAAAAAGTTTTGCAGTAAGCAATCTTCATTCTCACGTTGGAACATACACGTTAAGGCCAAGATCGTATATGGGTAAGTTTATTTTGGATATAGATGCTAATGGATACTGGGAAGACTATGTCCCACTTACATATTTTGCAAAGTATGTTCAAGATACAACAGGGTCAATGTATTATGACCTAGACTTTTTGCAGTTAAACATAGATTACCCAACACCAAATATTTATAAAGAGGTAGAAACAAAGACTGGAACTTGGACATACCAAGAGTTACAGTATGACTATCAGGCACCACTTCAGAGAACTTATGCCTCATTAGACAACCACCTATATACTGGATATAATGATTATCTAGATTTAAAGAATCGTGTAAATAAAAATTATGCTTATGATACAGATACTGCATTACTAAAATCTTATATAAGTTTTCAATATATTGCAACAGGTGCAAATGCCAATCATAGATTTTTTACAGATGTAGATTATGCACCTCAGAATGGAGTAATTCAGCCAGTTGATGGTTGGACAACCACAAAGTATGAGTTTGTCAATAATATGATTGCTTATCCTCCAAAGGGCGTTGACTTTAATGATCTTGCACTTGTAATGCATTTAGACTTTAATGTTTCTGGAATTTTATCAAATCCAATTAAGGTTAAAAAATTACAGGTAGCATCTCAAGCATTTAACTCTAATAGTTTTAATCCTATTGGAACAAGATTCTCAGAAGATATATATCCTTATCAAAAGTCTGGAATCTATTATGATTATAAGGCTCTAAATCCTTTTACAATTTATAAAGGAAGTTCCCCATATTTATACCTGACCAGAACAAGTGGAATTGAACTTCGTGGAGGTTATGATCCAATGGTTGATCGTGGAATCGCTATTCCAATTAATAGATCAAAAAATCCAAACTATAAGGTAATGGCTTTGCAGGCTGGAATTAGATATGATAAAGATGCGTTTCCTCTTTCTCCAACAGAAATATTTCAAGTAGAAGATAAGAATAATTTAATTAAGTTTTACATTCAGGCTATACAGCAAGATGGCAAGCGTGGGAAAATATATGCCATCAACTATAAAACTGGACAACGTGAAAATGGCATAGGTTATTTTTTGAATGGAAACTTGGTTCGTGAGGCAGTTATAACTGTTGGCGAGTGGTCATTCCTAGGTGTTTCATTTTCTAAATTATTAGATTTTTCAGAATATTCTGGGTCTTTAAAATTAAATGGACCACTGCTGTTTAATGCAATATCATACTATCAGTCTATAAGGCTGCAGCAAGTTCAGAAAAAATTTACCAGACCTTGGTTTAAGTTGATGGGCTCAGGGTCTTATGACCTAAACTGGACATACTGGTATGGATCCTTTACTTGGAATGAGACATTAATTCAGTCAACAACTAATCTTTATGGTGTAGATCCAGCAGACATATATAGCGCCTACATTGGAACAAACAAGATTGTTGTTGGAGATAACTATGGCCTATCGCTCAAAAACTACGAATACTCATTATATTCTGACGTAGTGTGGAGCAAGACAGTTCAAGATGCCCTTTAATATGGTATACTTGTGGTTATGAACAATAAAGACGGACTACTTTTTGGTAAAAATGGCAAACCACGTATGCCAGGTCAAATTGGTGAAACCAAAGTAACAATGATTGAAAAGAATTACAACTGGGGAATTTATGTTTGGAAAAGAAAGAACGGTAAGTGGTTTACAGATGGCGAAGGAAATATCCTAAATGTTCCATCATTCCGTGGTGATCTAGGCCAACTTGCAAAACTAAAAGAGGCTGCAGCATACTATGGAGAGCCAGAAGGCGAAGCACATTTTTTCCCAGGTATGGGACGAATCACTGATGAAGAGTATTCTGAGCAAGTTGATAGAATGAAGGCTGGATTAATTCCTAATCTAAATGACCTTGGTGCTGTTCAGGCAGCAAAGGACACTATTGCAATGTATGGAGATGAAGAGTAATGTCTGAAGATAACGAATATTTTATTGGTGCAAGAATTGACCAGATTGCAAAAGCAGATGATACTTTTGCAAAACAGGATCCATTCAATAAGTCTTGGGATGAACTAAAGTCCCTTACTGGTTTAGACAATAACTTTAAGCGACGTGCATCAAGAATGTCAAAGGCTGAAGCAACACCATCATATCTAGATTCTGCAAATGCGGTAAGCACAGGAATTGACGGGGCCAAGTCAAAAGAAATTAATCCTGGAATGCTTTATAGAAATGGTTATGGACTATTCGATGTAATTACACCACCTTGGAATGTTTATGAACTAGCCAGTTTTTACGACACATCATTTGCTAACCATGCTGCCATCGATGCAAAGGTTGAAAACATTGTTGGGTTAGGATATGACTTTGAGGTATCACCAAGAACAATGCTGAAACTAGAATCTTCTACTGATTCTGGTGCAACAGACAGAGCCCGTAAGAGAATTGAAAGAGCAAAGATTGAGTTAACGGACTGGCTAGAATCTTTAAATGATGAAGATTCATTTACTTCTACAATGGAAAAAGTGTTTACAGATATGCAAGCCATTGGAAATGGGTATCTTGAAATTGGTAGAACTGTCAAGGGTGAGATTGGGTATGTAGGTCACATACCAGCAACAACAATGAGAGTTAGAAGACTGCGTGATGGATTTGTTCAAGTTATTGGAAACAAGGTAGTTTACTTCCGTAACTTTGGTGCAAAAAATCAAAATCCAGTAACCGATGATCCAAGACCAAATGAAATTATTCATTTCAAACAATACTCTCCACTAAATACTTTTTACGGAGTTCCAGATATTATTTCTGCAATTAGCGCTCTTCATGGTGACTCACTTGCTTCACAATACAACATTGATTATTTTCAAAATAAAGCAACACCAAGATATGTTGTAACTTTAAAGGGTGCAAAGTTATCTGCAGATGCAGAAGACAAAATGTTTAGATTCTTACAGACTGGACTTAAGGGGCAAAACCATAGAACCCTATACATTCCTTTGCCTGGAGATTCAGAAAATAATAAGGTTGACTTTAAGATGGAGCCTATTGAAAATGGTGTTCAGGAAGGATCCTTTAAAGAGTATCGCAAGTCAAACAGAGATGATATTTTAGTAGCACATCAGGTCCCTCTTTCAAAACTTGGTGGCTCTGACTCCTCTGCAATCGCTTCAGCATTGTCACAGGATAGAACATTTAAGGAGCAAGTTGCAAGACCTGCACAAAGAAATCTAGAAAAAATGATCAATAAGATTATGCGTGAAAAGACGGACATTCTAGAGTTTAAGTTTAACGAACTTACACTAACCGACGAAATTGCACAATCACAGATCCTTGAGAGATATGTAAAGACTCAGGTCATGACACCAAATGAAGCAAGAATTGCGCTCAGATTACCACAGAGAGACGGTGGTGACAAGGTCCTCGACCTAAAGCCACAACAGGTTTCTAGTGATAATGCTAACCGTGAAAGAGACTCCGAAAGAACTAACAACCAATCAGATGGGGCTGCCACAGTTAGCGGACGAAATCCGAAAGGAGAAGGTCGCTCTTCTGAATAGTCCAAATAGTAAGACTATTTAAAAAAGGGGCCTATAATATATAATACTATGAGTATCTCTAAAGCCCATTGGAACACTGAGGGCGAGAATGTTCGCCTATCGATGCCTTTGACAAAAGTTGACAAGGAACGCCGAGTCGTATCTGGTTTCGCATCTCTTGACAATGTTGACAAGCAAGATGATATTGTAACAGCAGAAGCATCCATGGCAGCATTTGCAAAATTTCGTGGGAACATTAGAGAAATGCATCAGCCAGTAGCAGTTGGCAAGATGGTTTCATTCAAAGAAGATAAGTATTTTGATCCAGAAACAAAAAAGTTTTATAATGGAGTATTTGTTTCTGCATATGTTTCAAAGGGTGCACAAGATACTTGGGAGAAAGTTCTAGATGGAACTCTCACTGGGTTTTCTATTGGTGGACGAATGAATAAGTGGGACGATGCTTATGATGAGAAGTCAGATAAGTCAATTAGAGTTATTAAAGAATATGATTTGGTAGAGTTGAGTCTTGTTGATTCCCCTGCTAATCAGTTTGCAAATATTGTTTCTGTTGAAAAGGTAGATGGTATGGATATTATTAAAGGTGATGAAACAGTATTAGAGAATGTTTTTTGGGATCAAGAAACTGGTCTCGTAATGGTTTCAGAAAATGAGTCAGAAGTTAGCCCCACAACAGGTGAACAAATGACCAATATAGGGTTCGTTGAAAAAACGGATAGTGAAAAACTAAATATGATAAAGTTCTTAGTTGATAGTGCTAAAGGCATTAATACTTCTAAGATGAACAAGGAGGAAAACCTTATGGCAAAAGCAACAAAAAAGACAACAGAAGAAATCGTTGAGAAGACAGATGTTGTAGCAGAAGTAGTTGAAACTACTGAAGTAGTTGAAGCAGTAGAGGTCGCTCCAGAGGCAGATGCAAAGGCAGATACCGTAGAAGCAGAAGAAGAAACAACAGAGAAGGCTGCAAAGCCAGGATCTGCTGAAGAAACTCCTGAAGAAGATGCAGAAGAAACTCCTGCAGATGAAGAAGCGGAAGACAAGAAGCCAATGGCACCTAAGTCAGATGAAGTAATTGCAGAGTCAATTGCAGAAATCAATAATACTCTAACATCAGCCTTTAGCGATCTAGTAAATACAGTCAAGTCTTTGCAGGCAGAAGTAGAACTTCTCAAGTCTTCAAAGGTAGATATTGACACAGCAAAAAATTCTTTCGAGGCAGTTGCAAAAGATATTGCATCAGCACGTGAAGAATTCGACAAGTTTGGTAAGCGAGTAGACGCTGTTGAAGCAGACACGGCTTTCCGAAAGTCTGGTGATCTCGGCGAGATTATCCAGAATCAACCTGAAATGGTTGAAAAATCCCTATGGGGCGGACGTTTCCTCAAAACAGCCGATCTATTCAATTAGAAAATCACTTGGAGGTGAAATATATGTCGGAAGAAATTAAGAAGAATCAGCCTGGACAATCAGGTGAACTAGGCGGAACAGCGCCAGGACTCTATCAAGGACAAGGTGCATTCGCATCTGGATCTGAGGCAGGTTCAAATATCCCTGGTAACTATACAGACGGTGGAGCAGTTGGAAACATTCCAAACGCAACATTTGGTGTAACATCAGGCGCAAATGCAGTAAATCCTTCAGGTGATACTGGAAGCGGTATTCTACGCCCTGAACAAGCACGTCGTTTTATTGACTACGTGTGGGATGCAACTGTATTGGCTCAGGATGGTCGCAAAGTGACCATGAGAGCAAACACCATGGAACTTGAAAAGGTTAACGTTGGTGAGCGTGTAATTCGTGCTGCTGCTCAGGCAGATGGCGCATACACAAATGCTGGTGCAACATTCTCAAAGGTGGAACTTACAACAAAGAAGATCCGTCTTGACTGGGAAGTATCATCAGAAGCACTTGAAGACAATATCGAAGGAGCAGCACTTGAAGATCACGTCGTAAGATTGATGACAAATGCTTTTGCTAATGATATTGAAGATCTTGCCATTAATGGAACAGGATCATCAGGTGATGGAGCATTCCTTGGTATCATGAACGGTTTCGTAAACCGTGTCAAGACTGAGGGAGATGCACATGAATCTGTAGTCACCGTTGCTAACAACGCATGGACTCCAGAAGTTATGCAGAACATTATCCTAGCAATGCCACGTAAGTATCGTGCTATCAAGTCTAACTTGAAGTTCTATGCAGGAACAGATGCGTTCCAGGGTATTGTAAAGAACAATGGAACATTGGCAGATGCTATTGCAGAAGCCTTTGGTTCACATCCAGGCGCAGCAGGAACTCCTGCTATGCGTCAATCATACCTTGACGGAAACGCTCAGACATTGGGATCAGCACGAACAACTCGTGTTCTTGGAATCGATGTTCAGGAAGTTCCATACTACCCTGCAGGATATGTCGACTTGACATTCCCACAGAACCGTGTATGGGGATTCCAGCGTGACATCACTGTAAACCGTGAATACAAGCCAAAGAAGGATACTGTAGAATATACAGTCTTCGTCCGCTTCGGTATTCAGTGGGAAGAACAGGATGCAATCGCATTCGCTGACGCTGCATCAGATGCATAATCTGTAAACAGTAAATATTAGGGGAGTAGGAGTTAACGCTCCTACTCCCTTTAATAGTTTAATGATATAATACTAACAAGGAGGCTAATATGTCAGAAATTAATAATGAAAATGAGTCAACTCCTTTAGCAGTAGATCCTATTGTAGAATCTCCAGTTGTAGAAGAAGCAGTTGTGGAAGCGCCAGTCGTTGAAGCACCAGTTGTTGAAACAGTTGAAGAAGCACCAGTAGTTGAAGTTGCTCCAGAAGTTGCACCAGAAGCACCAAAGCAGGAAGTTGTAGAACGTCCAGTATACGGTGCAAGAGAAGAAGTTCAGGGAGTTGGAGTCACCGCAGGTGGCGCTATTGGAACAACAGTTTCAGCACCAACACCACGTAAGACTTCTGCTCAAAAGGATAAGCCAAAGGAAGAAAAGATTGCTTTATATTCAACCAAGAATGTTACTTGGGCTGAAGTTGGCAAGGTTTATCGTGGATACAACATCGTTCCAGTATCTGCTGCAGACAAGTGGCTCACTCGTGACCACGTTCGTGTAGCAACACCAGAAGAAGTTGCGAAGGAATTCGGTAAGTAATCCATGGAGATGTTGAGAGTTCCGCCATATGATGATATTGTAGTAACCTTTGTAGTTCCTTCCTCTGGAAGTAACCCAAGAGATTTCTACGCAAATATAACAGATATGGCGGACCTTTCAGTTAGGACTGAAAACTTTTTTGGTTTCTCTACAGGAGAAACGATTTACATTAATTTGCCTGGAAGATATGACAATAATTACAGGGTAGAGATTTATAGGGTTAGCGAATCAGATGAACTTGTTCACGAAGAATACTACGAGTTAATCCGACCATACGTAGACCCAAACACATTAGGAACAACAGCATCAGAGATTGCTGAAT